AGATTTTATTTTATTACTTTTGTAAAGTTAATTCATAATAACTTAAAAAACAAAAGCCATGCCATTTGATGACGAAAAAAAAATCAAAAGATTAAAAGAGAAAGAAGCTAAACTTGTAAGCAGAGGCAAAAAAGCTGTAGATGAAGGCAGAGAAAAAAAAGCCGATAGATTATTAGGAAGAGCAGCGAGAGTTGAGAACCGTATAATTAATTTACAAGAAAGAGATGTACCATTACCTTCTTCTAATTTTTAAATAAACTAAAATGGCAAAAGATAAATCAGTAAAGACAACTGTAGAGCAGGAGAAAATTACTGCTGACAAGCTTGCGTTTAATAACAAGGCTGTTGAGGCAATTGCTAAAAACGCTGCTGAAAGAGATGCTACAAGAAAAAAAAATAAAGAAGATAATGCCGCATTGTATGCACGAAGACGAGCAAGTAGAGATACAGGAAGTACCGGTAGGACTAGATTAGTGGGATTATCAACTCTTAACCGACCTTTTCAAGGTGATGGACTTTCTAGCTAATGGCAACTAAAGAAAACATGAAGTGCAACAGTCCTGTTCCTTCAAACAGGGCAGGCAAAAAGAAAATGGTCAAGGCATGTAGCAATGGCACAGAGAAACTGCTACACTTTGGAGCAAAGGGCTATGGTAATAACTATAGTGCTGCGGCAAGAAAAAGTTTTAAAGCACGACACAGTTGTGATACTGCAAATGATAAACTAACACCAAGATATTGGGCCTGCAAAAATCTATGGGCAGGACCGGGTGGGTCAACCACAAGCAATCCAAGTAATCGAAGAGGTAAATACTAAATGAAAAAAGTTGAACTTTTAATTTCCCAAGCAAAAGAAACTAAATTAACACTATTTTTAGCGGAACACTTGTTAAAAAAAAATTTTAACGCAACTAATACTGTAATAGTAACAGTATCTACGGACTACTCTTCTAATGTAGGGCAATTATTACGCCACGCACTTAGTTTTGGTGGCGAGATTTGCGATGGGTATGGTATAGACGTACCTTATCCTGATGAGATTTGGGATGAGAAACATGTCTATGAGTTGGAGCAACTACTTAACCTTTATTCTTATAAACTTAAAGGCAAGAAAATACTATTTGTAGAGGCCGGTGTAATAAGAGGCGGGAACTATACTTTTTTATCAAACTTTCTAGAAGAATATTTAGGCATAAAAGATGATGTATTTTATTTATCTTTGTTTGAAAATCAAGGCTCAATATTTAAGTCTGATTTTGTTGGTGAGTATTATGACAATGAGACTCAAGATTTAACATTTTGGTGGGAAGAAGAAAATAATCATTGGATATGAAAGACGCTTGTTATAAAAAAGTAAAAGCACAGTATGATGTTTTTCCATCTGCAAGAGCTTCACAAGCTATTGCAAAATGTAGGAAAGGATCGGGTGCTGTTAGAAAGACAGAGGCAGGGACATCCTTGAAGAGATGGGAAAAAGAAAAGTGGACTGATACCAAGTCAGGTAAAGCCTGTGGTGCAGGAGGCAAGAATGAATACTGCAGACCAAAGGTGAAGGTTTCTTCACAAACTCCTAAAACAATTTCTGAGATAAGTCCATCTAGGCTAAGTACCAAGAAGGCAGAGAAGTCAAGAGTTGGTATGGGAAGAAAAGTTTCAAAAGTATAAGATAATTTTGTTTAACTTTGTAAAAAATAAAATCAAATGGGAAAGACTAAAGGAATGGGTGATGTTATTGAAAAGATAACAACAGCAACAGGAATTAAAAAAGTAGTAGATACTGTTTCAAAAGTAACAGGTAAAGATTGTGGATGTGCTAAAAGAAAAGAAGCACTAAACAATCCCAACCTACTTGTAAATAAAATGTTTAACAATAAAAAATAAAAAAAATGAAAAAAGTAGCTAAAGTAACAAAGAAGACAGCTTTTGATATTAAGGAAGCGAGTAATCAAAAATTAACGGCAAGTGCAAGAAACAACTATGCGAAAAACGCACAGGCTGCTATGAAAAATACTAAAAAAAAATAAGCTATGCCAAATTTAAAACTTCAGGTAAGTAGAGCATTAAGTGTTATACCTTCAGCGAATACGAATATTCCAATGCCTAATGTTATTGTATCTAGTTTAACAACGATTATTCCTCCTCCAAATAAACTTGTAGACACAACAAAGAATTTTTCTTCAGTTGGTACTAATCCATTAAATGTTCAAGTTGGAGACATTGTATATAATACGGGAGGTACATTGGCAGGAATGGTTACAAATGTAGACAGTGCTACGGTGTTATCTTTAAATGCAAATATAATGGGTGGCTTTGAGGCTTACACATTATATTCAGGCACAAATATCCCCGGCTCAATTGAGCCATGTGTATTATACGTTGGTACAGGAGGAACGCTTAATGTTACTACTGCAGGAGGTGATGTTGTAAATTTTGTTGGAATAGCATCAGGCAGTTTTTTACCTGTACAAGTAATAAGAGTAAATTCAGTTGTAACAGCCGCAAATATTATTGCTCTTTGGTAAATGATACAGATAGGTATAAACATAGCTGTAAAGGGGTCAGAAACATCAGGTACATCATCCCCACCCATTAACATTGGTCCCCCTGTAATTAGTGGTACAACTACTTTAGGTAGTGTGCTTACACTTACCTATTTCGGTGGGTGGCTAAACGCACCTATTATTGGTTATACTTTTCAATGGAAGCGAGGAGGTATTAATATAGGCACAGGTGGAAGTACTTATACATTAGTTGTAGCTGATTCAGGCGCTGCAATCACTTGTGAGGTTACAGCTACAAATACAGCAGGCTCATCAGCACCTGCAGCATCTAATATAATCACAGCAGATAATTATGCACCTGTTAATTCTAGCCCACCTGTAATCTCAGGTACTACTACAGTAGGTAGTGTATTAACTACTACAGATGGTACATGGACTAATAGCCCATCTTCATTTTCGTATCAATGGAAAAGAGGAGCAACTAACATAGGAACGAATGCTAATACTTATACTTTAGTACAAGCTGATGCAGCACAGGATATAACTTGCGTAGTTACAGCTACAAATACAGCAGGCTCAGCTAATGCTACAAGTAATATCTTATATATTTATGACTTAGATGCACAAAACTTTATTACTACTGCTGCAATAAGTAATAGCACAGAGAAAATAGCTATTAATAATTTAGTGATAGGATTAAAGTCAGATAGTTTATGGACATCAATGTTAGCTATTTATCCATTTGTAGGTAACACATCAACTCAACAACAATATAATCTAAAAAATCCTGCAACATTTACTTTAAGTTTTCAAGGAGGATGGACTCACTCAAGTAATGGAGCATTACCTAATGGAACTACAGGTTATGCAAATACTAATTTCACACCAAGTACAAGTGGTTGGGCATTAGGTAATAGTTCTATTTCTGCTTATTCAAGGACTAATAATGTTATGGGAAGTGGAGTAATTTATGGTGTAAGAAGTGGTGCTACATCTAATAATTACCCTGTTTTAAATGTGTCTAGTACAAGTAATTTTCATAATAGTGGTGTTCCTATTTCACCAAGTCCATTGCCAACAAGTACAGCTTGTAACTTTATTTCAAGTAGAATAAATACAGCTAATGTAATAATGGCTATAAATGGAACTGCTACAAGTTATGTAAACGCAGAAAATACTTTAGCTTCTGTACCAATATATTTAGGAGCTAGGCGTAATGCGGGTGCTACTGACCTTTACTCTACTAGACAGTTAGCATTTGCTCACATTGGCACAGGTTTAACAACAGGACAGTGTACTTCACTATACACTAGAATACAAGCATTTCAAACAACTTTAGGTAGAGCAAATCCATGATAGAAGTAGGAATTTTAACGGAAGAACAAAAAGAGTTATTAGTAGGTAAATGGTTTGCGCCTGATAGCCACTTTAATGCTGTGCAGGACATCAATGATAATTGGTTTATATCAGTAGAGGAGATAGACCAATGTGTCAATGAAGAGTTTATGTGGGTAAAAGATTTAGAGCTTATACCATACGAGCCTAAAAAAATAGAACTAGATGAAATCTAACTATTTAGCAAGTCTTTATTTTATATCGGGTTATATAACCTCGTTATTTATGATGTACCAAGGTAAAGAATACTACGTTGTTTTTGGTGGTATAACATTATTTTTTTATTTAACTTTTAGCTTAACTGAAGCTCTTGAAGAATTAGACTTATGAAAACACAACTATCTTTATTAATACTATCTATACAATCAGAACTTTTGACACTTATCTCTATATGCCTTGCATTCTTTATACCAATAAGTGGTATTTTAATAATGATAGGAGTACTAATTATCATTGATACTTTTACCGGAATATGGAAAGCAAATAAATTAGAAGATAAAATTACTAGTAGAAAGTTGTCAGCTATTATAAGCAAGTTAGCGCTCTATGAGGTCACTGTTATAATGTTCTTTTTAATTGACCAATTCATTCTAAATGATATCATTCTTACATTCTTTAGTGTACCATTCATGCTCACTAAAATAGTGGCGTTGGTGTTGGCTAGTATTGAGGTAATGTCTATTAATGAGAACTACAAAGTAGTAAAAGGAATAGACCTGTGGCAGTCAATGAAGTTGTTGTTTGCAAGAGCAAAGGACATCAAAGACGATATAAATAAAATTAAATGACAACGCAACAAGTAACAAAAAAATATGGTGCAGCTAACGTAACAGGTGCAGGTTACTTGGTAAAGATTAAGCTACCATATCCTATGAGAATAGCTTGGGACTTAGATAGCTCTGTAAATTCTATGATGTGTCATAAGTTAGTGGCAGACAATTTCACTTCTGTATTCAATGAACTTCTAGCTACCTATGGCTATGATAAGATTAAGGAGTTAGGAATAGACTTATTTGGTGGATGTTTCAACTATAGAAAGATGAGGGGTGGAAATGCTTTATCTATGCACTCATGGGGTATAGCTATTGACTTAGACCCTGCTAGAAATCTACTCAAAGAATCAGCGAAAACTGCAAGATTTGCAAGACCTGAGTATAAGGCAATGATAGATATATTCTACAAGCATGGATTTATATCTTTAGGTAGAGAGAAGAACTTTGATTGGATGCACTTTCAGATAAGTGATTGATTATTAATAAGTTATGTATATTTTAATTAATATCCTAAAAGCATTTTGAAATAAGGTTTTTTATTTG